GTGTATAAGAGACAGATATGAACCGGTACTTACAAATATTTATGCTGGCCTTGGTGTTCCTCCTACCCTCACTGGCATGGCCAGTGGCGGCGGTGGTGGTTTTACTAATAATTTTATTAGTCTTAAAACCCTTGTCGAACGCTTGGAGTATGGTCGTCAAGTATTGGTCAACTGGTGGGAGCAAGAACTTGAAATAGTCCAAAAGGCTATGGGTTTTAGGCTTCCGGCGAAAATTCACTTTGACCAGATGGTTCTTTCTGATGAAGCTTCCGAAAAGAACTTACTTATTCAACTTGCCGATAGAAACATTATCAGTTCTGAAACACTCGTTGAAAGATTCGGCGAAATTCCTGATATTGAAAAAATTAGAATACGCAGGGAAGAAAAAGACCGAAAGGTTGAGTCTATGCCACAAAAAGCTAGTCCTTATCATAATCCCCAACATCGCAACGATCTTGAGAAGATTGCTCTTACTAAAGACTCTATTGCTCCAGAAGACTTGGGAATTGTTCCGTCTCAAGAAACTGGCAATCATCCATTCACAGATCCTAAAGATAGGAGAAGTGATGATAAGATTGAAAAGAAAAAAGACGAAATACAAAGTAAGCAAGACAAGAGAGAAGAAAATAAGTTTAACAAACAGGATAAAAAAGAGTTTGATCCTAAAGGTAGGCCTGAAGATGGAAGACCTAAGAACTCTAGAGATAAACAAAAGAGAAAACAGAGAGAAGTAAAGCCAAAATCATTTAGTGCTACAGACTTTGTTAGTATTTCTTTATGGACTACGGAAGCTCAAACAAGTATTACAAAGATTATAAATCCGGCTATTTTAGACCATCATGGCAAGAAGAACTTAAGAGGCTTAACTAAAGCCCAAATGGGACAGCTAGAACACCTAAAACTCTGTATACTTTGTAACATGACACCGTTCATGGAGATTACCCCAGAGCTTGTTGCAGAACTTTTAAAGCAGCCTCTTTCTATCGAGCCCAGCTTCGCTATATCGCTTGAAGAACTAAAGGCCGATTTTATTAATAAAAAAGATAGACAGCCTAATATAGACGAGCTCAGACATATCCATGTTTCTTGTTATGCTTTAAGTAGAACAGCGTAACGTTTCGTTGAATATTATTATGATATGGTGTATATTATTTTGAGGTAATATATGAAAATATACAAAAGCGAAATTGAAGCGGGACTAGAAGAAGCTATTAAAGCAAACGCTAGCATAGCGTACTCTTCTCCCGTTAGTATTTACTTACCAAGTAAGAAACAAAAGACCACCATTAGCGAATTAGTTACTGCTCAGAGCGAAAGTTCAGAAGCTGTTGCTGATAAAGACCAATTTGATCTCTATTATCTAAACTCTATTTTGGTTTCCACTGGTTGGAATAAGAATGATGATGTTTTTGGTTTAGAGGACACTTGGGCTGCTAAAGATAGTCCTGTAAACAAACAATTTAACTTTATGCATAATGAGTCAGACATCATCGGCCATATTACTGGTAGTGTTGTTCTTGATGAAAGTGGCACTGAAGTGCAAGATATTAGTAATATTGATAAGTTCGATATTGCTACTAGTGCTGTTCTTTATAATAGTTGGAGTAACATCGAACTATTAGAAAGAATGGATAAATTGATTGCAGAAATTGAAGAAGGCAAATGGTTTGTATCCATGGAATGCCTTTTCAATGATTTTGATTATGCTGTTGTAACCCCAGAAGGGGAAAACAAAGTGTTATCAAGAAATGAAGCGTCTGCTTTCTTAACGAAACACTTAAGATCGTATGGAGGAAGTGGAAAGTACGAAGGATATCAAGTAGGAAGATTATTAAGGAACATAGCGTTTTCTGGAAAAGGCCTTGTTAACAATCCCGCAAATCCGCGCAGCGTGATTCTTAACGATATAGACCCTTTTGAGACATCGCAAGCCGTAGAAATAACAAACTCTAATTTTATTAATATGGAGAATAAAGATATGTCTGACGTTCTCAAAGAACAAGTCGAAACGCTTAAAGCTGAATTAGCAACTGCTAAAGAAGCTGCTGAAGCGCTCAAGGCTGAAATGACGACACAAAAAGAAGAAGAAATTCAATCTAAGATTGAAGCTTTTGAAGCCGTAGTCTCTGATAAAGACGCATCTATTGCAGAAGCAAAATCCGCTCAGGAAGTTGCAGAAGCAAAGGTTGTTGAACTTGAAGAAGCTATTGCCAAGAAGGATGAAGAGCTGGCTGAAGCTGTAGCAAAAATTGAAGCTCACGAAGCTGAAGTTAAAGTTATGGCACGTCGGGCAGCTTTAGTGGAAGCTGGAGCCCAAGAAGAAGAAGTAGAAGCAATTCTAACTTCTTTTGCCGAAGCTACAGACGAAATGTTTGAGCAAGTTGTTACTCTTGCTAAAAAGGGATTCGTTCCTTTTAAGAAGAAAGACGACGAAAAGGACGAAGAAGATACTGAAGCAGAAGTTGCTGAAGTTGTTGAAGAAGTTACTGAAGCAGAAGCTGAAGAAACTGACGAAGCAGCCGACGAAGCAGAAGCTGAAGTTCTTGAAAATGTAGAAGAAGAAGCTGAAGCCTCCTTGACTGACGCAGGTGATGATTCTGTTGAAGAATTACGCACAAGCGCTAGCGAATGGCTTGAAAGCAATGTTCTTCGTTCCACGGCAAGTCTAAATAAATAATGTTTTATAAGGAGACATATAATGGCTTTAAAAGCTGATAGAAATGAACTCGACGTTGATATTTCGTTCTTTATGAACGAAACCGGCGAAAAGGGTCAAATTGTTGTTCTCAGTACCGTAGGTTCTGGGGCTGCAATGGATCAGGCTAACGCATTGGTAACTGTTGCCGCTGCGGACACCACCAATATTCCAGTTGGCGTTCTGTTGAACGACGTGGTTGATATTGACCTTACCCGCCAGCATATTAACTGGCATAAAGACGAAGTCCAGAAGGGTGGCAAAGTTAGCCTCCTGAAGAAGGGTTATATCGTAACTGATCAGATTGAAGGAACGCCTACCGCTGGCGCTCTTGCATATCTTGATGATGCAGATACTGGCAAGTTTGCTGTAGCAGCTTCCGTCGCAGATACTAAATACAGTGTTGTTGGTCGTTTCATGTCCATTTTGGACGAAGATGGCTACGCAAAAGTAGAAGTTAATCTGCCTTCGGCAATGAATAAAGCTGCTGCTGCCGCTGCTGACGCTTAATACTAACCCTTAGAAAAGGAGACTAAAACTCATGAGTAGAATGACTAAACCTGATAATCAGTTTATCGAACTCATTCAGCGCTCTGGTAGCGCCGACAAGAATGAAGCTCTTGCTGCACAGCGAGAACTTGCGGTTGCTCTAGAAAGCCCTCTTCGTAAGGGTGTACTAGTAGGCGACGTTCTTGATGGTATCTTTGATAAAATTCAAATGACACCCGGCTCTTCCGCTGAATTCCCACTTGACCTCTTGGCACCCGGCACAGAGAACGAACATGTGGCTTACACTAATCCCGGTCACGGTCGTATTCCCGAACGTGCTGTCGAAGGCGATTACGTCATGGTTCCAACCTACACGGTTGCTTCCTCGATTGATTACCTTCTTCGATATGCTCGCGAAGCCCGTTGGGATATTGTAGGTCGTGCAATGCAAGTTCTTGAAGCTGGATTTGTTAAGAAAATGAACGATGATGGTTGGCACACATTGCTAGCTGCTGGCGTTGACCGAAATGTTTTGGTTTATGACGCTGATGCTGCTGTTGGGCAATTTACCAAACGTATCATCTCATTGATGAAGACTGTAATGCGTCGTAACGCTGGTGGCAATAGCGGCTCTTTGAGCCGTGGTCGTATGACTGATCTATACCTATCTCCAGAAGCTCTGGAAGATATCCGTAACTGGGGTATTGATCAAGTTGACGAAGTTACCAGACGTGAAATCTACCAAGCTGGTGACGACGCCGCTGCAATCACTCGTATCTTTGGCGTGAACCTCCACGACATGGACGAAATGGGTGAATCTCAGGAATACCAACTGTTCTATGCTAACCAGTTATCTGGTACATTGAATGGTAGTGATCCTGAACTTGTAGTAGGTCTTGACTTGTCGGCTAACGACAGTTTCATTATGCCTGTTAAACAAGATGTCCAAATCTTTGAAGACGATTCATTACATCGTCAACAACGAGCTGGCTTCTACGGTTGGGCAGAAATCGGCTTTGCCGTTCTCGACAACCGTCGTATCTTGTTGGGTTCTTTCTAAGAATCTCAGGAATAAGACCGCAAAAAGAGCCGCCTCTATTTTTAGGGGCGGTTTTTTTGTTTGGTGTATAATAACATGAATATTCACACTAGTAATTGGACTGCTTAGATGACCAAAAGAACCAAAACTCAATTAGCTTCGCAAGTTAGCAGTCTATTACCTGATAACACAGATGCACAGATTAGCCCATCAGATATTAGAAGTGTATTTACCGATGTGGGTGATTCGTTTGCCTTTTGGGACAGCACAATACCAGCTAGTACAACTGAGTCTTGTGTCAAAGGGGAAATGAAGTTTGGCAAAAATGAACATGACATATACCATTTTTATGTTTGTGTAGATACCAATACGTGGAAACGTGCAGAATTAACAACTTTCTAGAAAAATAGGAGACATTTTTATGTCAGCCATGTCAACATACCTTGAGGATGCTTTAGTAAATCATGTCTTGAGAAACACAGCTTATACAACTCCCGGCACTACGGTTTATGTAGGCTTAATTGAATACTACGACGCTGCCGTTGTAGAAGCCGGTACTTTAACTCAAGAAGTCACTGGAAATGGTTATACTAGAATTCAAGTTACGGCTTGGGACGCTTCTAGTAATGGAGCCACGCAGAATACTGGAGCTATCACATTTCCTACAGCCACGGGCGATTGGAATGGGATATCTGGAGTTATTATTTCTGATCACGCTACCGCTGGAAACGTTTTACTTCATGGGTCTTTAACGACTGCTAGAGACGTTAAGAACGGCGATGTCTTCAAATTCAACGCTGGTGATTTAGACGTTACTTTTGCCTAATATCACCTTCCCTTAATTAAAGGAGGAGTATTGTGGCTTTAGTAATTAAAGACCGAGTAAAAGAAACAACTACCACTACGGGTGACGGCACGATTAATCTTGCTGGCGCTTCTAGTGGTTTTCAGTCGTTTGTTGCCGGTGTTGGTGATGGTAATACCACTTACTATGCATTAACAGACGCTAATGGCACTGCGTGGGAAGTTGGCATTGGTACTATCACCGACGCTTCCCCAGACACTCTTGCTCGTACTACACTTCTTGCTAGCAGTACTGGTTCTAAAATAGAGCTTACTAGCGGCACTCACACTGTGTTTGGCACTTATCCCGCAGGCAAAGCTGTCCATCTTGACGCTTCAGGTAATCTTTCGCACACGGTTGATATCAGCACTGATACTAACTTAGCTGCTGGTACTGGTATTACGCTCACTGGAGATACTCTTTCTACTACTGATGGTGATATTGTTCATGACAATCTCAGTGGGTTTGTAGCTAATGAACATATTGATTGGACGACTGATCAAGGTTCCACAAATATTCATTCGGGTAACTATACAGACACAAACACGATGGGAAGTGGTTTCACGGTATCTGCTACAACCGACACTACTGCGACAACTATAACC